CAAACGCTACATGGTGGGACAAACTGATGAAGCCATTCAAACCATCTGCCGTCGCCGGTTCATCCCTCTCGTCGCTGAGACGGATTGGGTCATCGGAAGTCTGCGGGCTTATCGTTATGGGCTGAAAGGGAGGGCTTTTGAGAATGCAGGTCAACTTGCGGAAGCGCAGGCAAGTTACGCTACAGCCATTGGATTCCTCAACGAAGAAGCGAAGGCTTCGCGTGGAGGTGCTCGTCCACTTCTTAACATCGTCACAGAACTGTCCACAGGAGTTCAACTCGGAGCCTGATATGCCAAGACCCCAGACACAATCTTTCGAGGAAATGTTCGGCGTCGGCTCGGTGCCGATTGCGAGCTATTTCGGACTTCCACAAGGAGCCTCCGCCGACACACGCTTCTCACCACAAGCTCGGGGGATGCTTGCGCAGGGAGAAGAGTATGCCCGCGAACAGGCAGCGATGGACGCAGAACGCGCTGCGGAGGAACTGCTTGGCGGATCCGCTGATATGACCGACGAGCAGATCGACCAACAACTGCTTCGCAATCCAAGGCTGTTTGGCACTCAGGCTATTAAGCCTTTGGATGGGTTCGTGCAGTACCGGCAGAGCACCACACCCCAGTCGGATGTTGAGCTTGGGGCTTACATGGAGAAGAAGATAGAAGACCCATTTCACCTTGAGAATTTCCGTAAACGGATGCTCGTCGATAGGCTGTCAGCCAATGATGCTTGGGAATCTTACCGCACCGACGAGTACAACATGAAGTTCGAGACGGCGCTCGCCGAAGCAGGAGTGCCTGAGACGGAGTATGCGAAGCTGAAGACGCCTTCGGGGAAGTTCATTCCTTCTGCGGTGGCTCGGGCGCAAGCTGCGTCGAAGGCGGCTGCAAAGCTGACAGGCACGGGGAAGAAGGTCGAGCCACTTGATGAAGAAGTGGAGTTTCTCAAAGACGCCATCGAACAGCGGAAGAAGATTTTCGAGGCTACTGGACGCGCTGATAAACTGGCGGTAGATCCGTTGATGCTCGACTACATCAGCCGTTACGAGAAGGCGGCGAATGAGAAGCTGACGGCTTTGCGCCCACCCCCACAGATCAAAGTATCCGAGTTGCCTGTAACACAAGCCGTTGCAGAAGTAGCGCCAGCACAGGCGTTCAGGACTCCAGAAGAACGTCAAAAAGCTGTACAGGAAGCTGAAGCCGCCGCACCAATCAAGCAGGCGATTGATTCTGCCTGGACCCAACAGAAAGCAAAACTGGCGGAGCAGATCCGTAAAGTCTATGGAGACAACCCAGAAGACATCGTTCTTGCTGCGAGAGCCGTTTTGAGTGGGGAAGCTGATCCTGAAGACACCAGCGTAGGTGATGAGCAACTCGCCGGAGCGCCGAAATCCTCTTACCTTCAATACTTGCTCAAAAAAGTCGGACGGAAGCCAGAGGAAGTAGTTTTTGAGGAACCAGGGGACGCTCGAAAGACTTTCGGTGTAGGTTCTCAGAAAGTGAAGAACGACGAGTTGCTGAATGCGTGGGCTGAAGACGTTTTATCTCTGGCGGCTCAACTACAACAGACGGCACCTCAAAAACCCGCTGGTAATATCAAAGGCTTGCAGCAAATTGAGTGATGCCAGCATACCTTGTAGAGCTTGATGACGGACGGAAGTTTCGTGTAGAAGCTGATGCACCTCCGACTTCGGAGGAGATACTGTCCTATCTACAAGCCCCTGCTCAACCAGAGCCCGACCAACCCGGTCGCCTTGGCAGCTTCGCCTCCAGTGTTGGCCGTGGTGCGCTCTCCGTCGTTCCTGGCACGATTGGCGGCGTCGGCTACCTGACAGGCTCAGACACGCTCACCGAGGCGGCAGACACTATTGAGGGCGGCATCAATCGGATGCTGCCGGTCAATCCTGAATATCAGGACGAGTTCTTGATGAAGGCAGGCGGCGCTCTCGGGCGGGCAGGTGGTATGCTGCTCACTGGCGGCGCTACTGGTGCGGCAGGGAAAGCTCTCGCACTCTCTCGCGGACTTGAAGCTGCGCAGGCAGCCGCCAAAGGCACTAGCTTGGCCCGCAATGTGCTGACCGGCACCGGAGTTCTCCAAGGCACGCGGGGAGGGGGCCAAGCCGCCGAGCAATACGGTATGCAGGGCGGCACGGCCTATGCCCGAGCACTCCTTGGAGGCGCAATCGAAGGTCTTTCTGAACGTGCTCTGTTCGGCATGGGCACGGAGCTTGCACCGGTGAAGAAGTTTCTCGGTGACACAGCCGAGAAAGGCGTCGGCAGTATCATCAAAGCCGCAGGAACGGAAGCTGGTGAAGAAGCCGCTGCTCAGATTGGTGGGAATGTCGCTACCTCGGTTCTGGCACCTTACGGCGTTGAGACTCCAGGTGTTCTGGCAGGAGCCGGAGAAGCCGCGCTCCTTGGAGGCATCGCAGGGGGAGCACTTGGCGGAGTGAATGCACTCATGCAGCCTTCCCCCACCATTGAAGGCGAGGCGATGATCCCTGCGGAAACACCACCCGAACAACCAGAAACCGACGAACTCGGTGTCGAGGCGTTCAGGCAAGAGATGGTCGAGATCGCTCAGAACCCCGATCCGATTGAGCCGCTGAAAGAGATCACGACGAAAGCTGCGGAGGTGTCTGTAGCGCAGAACGCAGAACTGTTGCCTGCGACATCGGCGGTGATCGCTGCGGGCGGACTGAAGCCCGCACCAGCACCAGCACCAGCACCAAGGGCTATCGGCCAAGTATTTCATTCGCCAATGTGGGGGGATAAAATAAAAGGTCTCGGTACTGGAAGTGAATTAATGTTGATCGACGGGTCGGTAGCTGAGGGCACTGTCGTTGTCGATCAGAATGGGGAGTATGATATGTCAGATGGCGGAAGAGTAAATTCCGCTTACGTTAAGGCTTTTAAGCCGAAAGGAGCCGCCTCGTTTACCCCAGTGGTGCCAAAAGCTCCAGTCTCCCCAGATTTAGTGGAAGTCGAAGTGTCTAACCGTGGGGGCTCTTGGTATGTTCCAAGAAAACAATGGGAGTCTGGTGGCTCTTTGCTGGATCAAGTTGACCCAGAGAAACCAACGGTAAGTAAATCTAGGGTCAAACGCAGTGATCTGAAGGAAATACGCCAGTCGGCTCCTGGTGGGTTGAAGCCTGCACCCATACAAGAAGAAACCCCCGTTGGTGCGCCGGTTGTCGGACAGCCAGCGTCGGGGGTGTTGTTGCCCGAAACTACACCTGTCGAAGTTCCTGTCGAGCCTGTTGTCGAAGTTCCTGAGACACTCGACCAACTGAGAGAACGGATGCGCGCCGCCATCGCAGCCCAACCCATCGAACAAGAACCTGAACTTGAACAACCCGAAGCCGAGCCACCAGTCGTCGAGGAAACCGCCGCGCCCGTCGAGCCAATACCAGCAGTCGAAGAGGCTCCTGCGCCTACTCAACGTGCCATCGCTGAAGAAGACAAAGCTGAATTTGCAGAACTGCAAGATTTGATGAGACGCCGTGGACAGGCGCAGAACAAAGTCAAAGGCGTCAGTTTCTCCAAAAAAGACGAAGCACGGTTTCAGGAACTCGGGGCTAAGCTCCGTCGTTATTTGTTCGAGCCGGTTGACCCAGTCAACGACCCAGTTGTGGGGGAGGACATCAACGACCAGCCCATCCGCCAGTCTGCGCAAGGGACTTTCTACACGGTTGAAAACGGCAGAGTCCGCACAGGACCAGCATTCAAACTCGACCCGGAATACTCACGCCAACAGGATGAGCTTCTCCGTCAGAAAAAGGCGGCAAAAGAGTCGCCTGCGCCTCCACTCCCAGAAGAACAATTTCCGAAAGTCGAAAATGTAGTTGCGCCTGCGGGGGAGACTGAGGTAGGTTTGGAGATGGAAGAAACTCCGAAAACAGGTATGCAGCGTCGTCAGGAAGCTCTTGATGCGGGACTTGATCGCAGAACCGCCGATGCTGTTGGAGCATTCACGGACATCGCTGAGATGATGCGAGAAGCTAGGAACCGCACACCGGAGCAGGTCAAAAAAGACTGGATGGGTTATCTCGAAGCAGACTTGGAAAAGTTCAAAGGCAGCGCCCCGCGCACGGCTCCTGAAAGTTCTCTCTTCGCAGAAGGGCAGTATGTGCGTTACGAGAAGCAGAAAGACGGCGGATTCAATGTCGTCGCGGATGAGTCAACTTGGGTGCCTCAAGGTGAGAAAGCTAACCCGCAATTCAAAAAAGGAAAGGTGATCCGTAAGTTCCCAAGTGCAGAAGCCCTTTTTGAGTATGTGCGAAGCGAGTCAACAAAGCAGAACGCGCCTTCACAAACCCTCCCCCCAGTCGATCAAACACAGGGGGAGGTCGGCCTCAGCGAGTTGCAAACTCCGGCAGCCGTTACTGAGGAGAAGGAGACTTCGAAAACCGAAAAGTCAAGCGAAGCTGAGACGGCTCCGGCACAGGAAGCACCAAAGCCTGCGCCCGCCGCAGCAAGCGAGCTTGATGTCGTTGGAATTGCCAACGCCCGTGTCAAAGCTCAACGGGAGCGTTTGAGCCTCGAAGAGATCACAGGACTTGTCGGAGAAGCCTACTCCTTCCCTCAGATGTGGGCTGACTCAGAATCGGCTCTGAAAGCCAACTCGACACGCGGCGCAGCTCTGGTGACGGAGTTGAACGACAAACCGCGCAATATCAGTGCTCTGGAAGTAGCTATCCTTCTTCGTGAAGAGGTGGCTCGCACCAATGCTCTGAATCTGGCGATGGAGGAGTTCAACGCTGCACCAAAGGGGAACAACGAAGCAGAACGTAAACGCATGGATGATGCGGTGGTGGCGCTGACTGAACTCGACAACGCTGCGAATGTCGCAGGAACCGAGCAGGGACGCTCCCTGAATGCGCGCAAACTGCTGTCGAAGCTGGACTACACGCTACCCAAGATGCTCACCACCTTGAGCGCCGCCAATGACGGGGGTCTAAAAGACGGCGACTTGGAGATGGTTACGCGCCTCCAGAAACGTCTGAAGGATGTCCAAGATAAACTCGCCGAAGTTGAATCAGGCCAAGCAGCTCGCCTCGCTGAAGCTGAGAAAGTAGCCTTTGAAGCAGGTCGTCAGGAAGTGCTGAAAGACATCGAAGAGCGAGCCAAAGCAGACGCGGCAAAGATCGCGGAGATGCAGAAACGCCGAGACGAGTATCAGAAAGCCAAGAAAGAGGCTGCGACGAAGCCGAACAAATGGGCCGAGATTCGTGAAGCTGCCCGAGCCAGAAACGCCGAACTCCGCAGCAACCTCTACAGCGATGTGGTTCTTGTCAAAGCCGCTTCGATGGCTGTCAACGATGTCATCATCGGGGCTACCTACATCGCTGAAGGAGTCACCAAGCTTGCGGACTGGGTCACGTCGATGCGTGCAGAAGGCTACAACCTTCCCGACGCGGAGATGGAGCAACTCTTCAACGAGTCCAAGGCATTCGATGCCGGGGAAGCGTTGCCCGTTGCGGAAGCCCCTCTCAAGACGAAGAAAGCCAAAGCTCCAGTCATCGACCGAGTCAAAGCTATTGCTGCGGACGAAGAGCAACTCGACTCCCGCACGGTTTACAACTTTGTGGTCGAGAAGATGAAGGCGTGGGCTGAAGCGAGCCAGGGAGCCAAGCTTCCTGAAATGAGCGAAGCGGACCTGACCAGCGTCATCCGTGAAGTCACCGCCGACATTAAGCAGTATTTCCCAGACATCACCGAGCGTGAAATCCGTGATTTGTTCTCAGGCTACGGGAAGATTCTGATGCCCTCGCAGGATGAGCTGTCCAAGCAGGTTCGGCAACTTAGCGCCCTCGGCAAGCTGGCTTCTGCTATTGAGGACGCTATGGCGCAGCGGGCTCCTTTGAAGTCTGGTCCTCAACGTGACCGCGCCACTCAAGCGATCCGTCTTCAGCAGAAGAAGCTGGCGCGGGAGCTTCGCATGATGGGCCGGGAGTATGAAGCTGGTGAGGAGCAACTTCGTTCCCCCCTAGACGCTATCAAGGCGCGCCTCAACAACGAGATCAACGACATCGACTTTGAGATTCGCAAAGGCAAAACCCCCCGCCGTCCAACCCCTGATTATGACCCTGAAGCCAAAGCCCTTGTCGAACTTCGTGACGAGCTGAAGCGAATCTCTGATGTCGTCAACGCTCCTGCGGGTCCGACTCTCGAAGAGACGGTTGCCGAAGAGATGAAGAAGCTCGACAAGCGCATCGAGGAACTTCAGAAGCTGATTGCCGAAGGGAAGTTCAAGCCCAAAGAGGACACGCTTCTCCACACGGCTGAACTCGATCAGAAGCGTGAAACTCGCGACACTCTGAACAAGACTTTGCAGAAGATGCGCAAAGAGGCTGCGGACAAACTGCGCACTCAGGAGGACATCGACGAGGAGGCTATCAAGTCTCTCGAAGAGTCCATCAAAGAGCTAAACAGCAAGATCGAAAAGGCTGACTACGCACTCCCGCAACGCCGCACGCCGACCCAGACCGCTGCCTACAAGGCTCTGGTCAAAGAGAAGGAAGCCCTGCAAAAGAAGGTCCGTGAAGAACGCGAGAAGCTGTTCGGACGCAAAGGCATGTCAGATGAGCAGCGCATCAAACTGGCGACGGCAGCTATCGACAAGTCGATGGCTCGTATCCAAGGAATGCTGACCTCCGGCAACTACGAAGTGCCGAAGCGCGTGTCGAAGACTCCAGAGACGCCTGAACTGAAAGCGAAGCGTGACGCCCGTGACGCTCTGCGCAAGCAACTTATCCAGCTCCGCAAGCTGAAGCGTGACGCAGCCATCGACCCGATTGCGAAGCAGATCGCCACGGACAAGAAGCGCATCCAGACTCGGATGAAGAAACTCAAGAAGCGCATGGATGACGGCGACTTCAGCAAGCCCGTCAAAAAGCAGCGGGCGACTGATGACGCCCTCCTGAAACTCCAGATTGAGGAAGAAGACCTTAAAGAGCAGTGGGCCAAGATCGTGTTCGAGCGTCAGTTGGCGAGCCGTGGTCCAGGCAAGAAGCTCCTCGACGCCACGCAGCAGACCCTGAATACCTCCCGCGCCATCCTCACCAGCGTGGACGTGAGTGCTGTACTCCGGCAAGGCGGCTTCATCGTGCTGGGGAATCCGCTGCGTGGTTTCCGCAACCTCGGACCTATGTTCAAAGCCTTCGCCGACGCTGAGTTCGCCAAAGGTGAGAAGTTCCGTATGGAGCGACGGGAGAACTACAAAAACGGACTCTACCAGCAGTCGAAGCTGTTCCTCTCAGACACCAGCAAGGTGAACCAGATGAACAAGCAGGAGGAAGCGTTTATGACCCGTTGGATCGAGAAGATCCCAAAAAGCTACAAAGCTTTGTGGGTTGGTAGCGTGCTCCGTGGCTCTCAGCGAGCCTACACTGTGTTCTTGAACCGCCTTCGCATGGACACCTTCGACGCAATGGTGGGCAACCTCAAGAAGGGAGACGTTCCGACTCCACAGGAAACGGCTACGGCTGCGGGTTTCATCAACACAGCCACGGGGCGCGGAGACCTCGGTAAATTCAATCAGTCGGGAACGCTGCTAAACACGGTGTTCTTCGCTCCACGGCTTGTGTGGAGCCGTTTCTTGATTCTGTCAGGACAGCCCTACTTCGCGGCTTCAGGTCGCACGAAGGCTCTCGTTCTGCGTGAGTACGCCAAGTTCCTCACTGGAGCGTCCGTGGTCTATGCTCTCGGGATGCTAGCCCAAGACGAGGATGACGAACCACTCGAAACAGACCCACGCTCCAGCGACTTCCTCAAAATTCGCTTCGGGGACACCCGAGTTGATCCGCTCAGTGGTTTGATCCAAGCCACGGTATTCGTGTCGCGTTTAGTAGCTGGGGAGAAGAAAACAGCGAAGGGCAAGATCGTCCCGCTTCGTCCAGAATATCGTCTTATGAATCTGTTCCGGGAAACCCCAAGAACAGACGAGGTGAAGTACGGCGGAGACGTTGCCACTGACGTGATGAAAAACTTCCTTCGCTCTAAACTGAGCCCGATTGTAGGTTCTGCCGTCAACCTGCTTGATATGAAGAACGTCGTTGGTGAAGACTCTGATCCAACTACCGAAGCGGAGCGCATGGTCATCCCAATGTCGTTCATGGAAATGAAGGAGACACTTGAAGCCCAAGGTGTCCCTGAAGCGACTGCCTTGATTATGCTCCAGTTGTTCGGTATGGGCGTTCAGACTTACACTCCCGGAAAGAAATGAAGCACCTCCTCGACACCTCGCGCCCAGTAGCAGGCATGTGGACCTACACACAGCCGGAGACCGGCGTCACGATCAAGGACATCCACTGGGGCGGCTTCATCAAGCGTATCCGTGCTCACAGGCTGGCGAATGATCTCGACCTTCACGGAGGCTGGGTGGACGAGCTACAGGACACGCTCTGCCGTGAGAATCCGCACCTGCCGTGCGAAGAGATCGGGCATGTGGCACGCTACTACACGCAGGACGACATCCAGCGGTTCGTCGCCACGATGCTCGAACTCAACGCCTCGAAGGAACTGGTGAGCGAGGAAGAGCAGAAACGCCGGATCGACATCTGCGCTGTCTGCCCCAAGAACACCTCAATCGGTGGCTGCAAGTTCTGCACATGGCTGGCAGAAAAGACCACCTCTCTGCTCGCAGGTCGTAAAATTCACCGAGTCTCTGAAGTCCACAAACGCTCATGCGCAGCTTGTGGCTGCGATATTACCTCCAAAACTGCCGTGCCAATGACAGTTTTGAAGGCAGTCGATGAGAAGCTTGGAACTACGCCGGACTATGCTCCGGGGTGCTGGATGTTGGAAGGAACGTAACCGGCTAGCAGCTTTTTGATTACATCTTCAGCTTTAAAACTGTCCAACGCGAAGAACTCAACTCCAAAAATATGGGCTCTTACGTAGCGACTTTCTGAGTAAGGCTCTTTTGAAAAAAGAGGAGTTAGCTTTGGTACGATCAAAGTGTTTAGCTCTTCAGGGACTTCTTTGCTTTCCCCGTCAGCTACTCCTCCGACGAATAAGTATTTCATAGCGTGATAATACGTTTCTCCAGAACGGCGTGAACTTGGTAGCCTTTAGCATCGACGTTCACTTTGAAGCGCAGTTTCCCAGGCACGCCGGGAATGTCTTCAAGGCTGTTGAGCGCGGCCTGGATGCCAGCAGCGGTCTTCTGCTCCAACTCCATCTCCGCAGCCTTGCGAGCCAGCAGTTTCTGGTGTGGAGCCTTGATCTCGTCGAGGAAAGGGTGAGCCGACGCAGCAGCGTGGACGGAGGTATTGGTGGTGTGGGTGTCAGACATAGAAGTTTATAGCGTAGGCTCCCAGCCAAAGTGGTGAGCGGTGTTAATCCAAACTAGAAGAGCTTTGGCAAGAAAGGGATTTGAATTGGTATCCCGTCGCCAAGCAGCAGGACAGTGTTCGGCCACTAAACCAAATGGAAGAAGAGTTAGACTGTAATCACGGATAGATGGAAAGTTAGTGCCCCACACTTGATGCTTTAGCTCAAGGAGTCTTTTCTGCGTAAACAATCGGGTTTTTCCAAAAGTAGCGTCAAGGGTTTGAAGTAGATGCATAAATTCAAGGTTATTTCGTTGGTAGCTTCCTGATCCAGCCCGCAGCGATGATCTCGTAGCCGAGCGTCGGAAGGATCTTTTTGATGGTGTCTTTGGCCACTTTGCTCATGTCCGCGACAGCGCCGAGACGTGGCTGATCCATCTTGTTGAGGGCTTCGAGGACACGTTGTTCTTTGGTACTGGGTTTGAGTTTAGCAGCCACTTCTTTGAAAGCTGGATCGTCGTACATCGCCTCCAAGTTTTCATTGAAGACAGCTTTAACAGACTCTGGTGTCACTATCTCCACGTCGGGGACTCCAATCACCAGTCGATGCAGCGATCCGTCTTTGCATCCGTGAATGAGCACGGCTTCGTCGGGGATGGCTCCGCCCACGGCTCCACGTTCACCGGCAACGGGTTCGCATAGTATTTCGTCGAACTCACCTCGGGTGTAGTTGCACGTTCTCCAGCGGTCGTAGATGAGCGTAGTGGAGTGGACGCCTCTGCGGAACTGGTGCCAGCGGAGGTATATGTCCCATGGAGAAGCAGGGTGCGAAGGACGCGGAAGACTGAGATCATTGAGCAGGGGAAGAAGCTCCTTGTCCTTGTGCATGTCGGGTGGGTAGATGCCGACGCCAAGCATCATGTTGTCACCCTCAACGGGGGTGGGGTTCCCGTCAGCATCGCGCCATGCGGTAGGGCGGGTAAATCCGAAGTAGGGCTTCTTGGCGTCAGCATAGGCATTTCTCAACTCCATGTCCCACCCTCCCTTGACAGGGCAGGCATCTGGTTCGAGCCACAGCCAAGGCTGCTCGTTCTCGATCTCCGCCAGATGGCGGATGGTCCAGATGAACATGCGATCTGGTCCGACAGGCCAGCCGTTCGCAAACTCGTCGGGGGTGATGGCGACCGTAGCGCCGAGGGTAGCCGCAGCTTCCTCCGCCTCGGCTTGCAGCGAAGGCACGGAGACGATGAGAACCGGATTCTCTACGACTCCCAGGCGGGTAATCGCCTGAGTCAGGAGACGAAGGTTGGAGGCGTCGGATGGGCCGACAGGGATGACTATCAACATAGGATTTCAATATATCGAAATTGCCTCGTCTGTCAACCAGCGTTTTGTTTCGCGATCTTGAATCTTGTCAGATGGTAGTCCTCGGCAGCGAAGAAGTCCGGCAGACGGGCGCACTGGAACTCATAGACCATCTGTTGCGCCTGCTCCCGCGAGACGCCGTCACGTCGGGCTATCGTCGAGGCGAGACTGCTGAAGGCGTTGCTCGGGCGTTCTCCTGGATATTGCCAGCGTCCAGGAGGCACTCTGGAGGTGTCCATCGCGCGGTAGATGGGCTCTGCGGAGGTCAAGGTGATGGTTGGGCGAGTGCCGATGGCTGGGAGACGGACGTAGCCAGAAGCGACATATTGAGCCTCCTCAGAAGCAGGAAACACACAGTCCGGCATCTCCAAGGATGTCTCCTGGATGCGTGGATGTTTCAGCCCTTCAGCGATGGCGTACGCGCAGCTTTGGTTGCCGATGAACAGAGACGACTCAGCAATCAACTCGGCAACTTGAAGCAGGCTCTCCGTCTCTTGGTAAGCCACTGCGCCGAAAGACTGCTCGAAGGCTTGATGCTCTTCAGGCGATCCGACAAACAGCAACAGGTCTGCGTAGTGCTCGACGATGGCTCTCCACGGGAAATGCTCGTTGTGGTAGCGAGCCGTGCGGTTGATAACCACGCTGTCTTTCTTCACCTTCCCGCCCCCTGAGAGCCAAGAGGCTTTGTGATCGACTTTCACCGGAGTTAGATGCGTCTGCCCCAGGTAGTGATCGTGGTGGGCCGACACCAAGTTGTAGGTGCGTTTGTAATACCCACGGAAGTCGGAGGCGTTCCAGTCGATAGCCTCTCCTGAGTAGGGAAGGACTTCGACGATGTTCGGCTGTGACAACAGGAACGGCTTGATCGCCTGCATTCTGCGAATGAGAGGCTTCGTGATGGGGCGATCTACAAGATACAGAGTGATCTGTCTGCCCGTGGCTTTCAGCACAGCCAAACAGAAGACTAGGTCTCCGAAGTCCCCCGAGTGAAGGACTCGCAGCGGAGCAGTTTGTGGAGACTCTTGGGCATTCAGGGTGATCAGAGGCTCCGCTTCTTTGGTCACGCGGGCGAGGTAGTTCGAGGTAAAGTGCCCTCGCTCAGACAACCACTTCTGGACCGGGTCAGGGATGTAGCCAGAGAAGGGCGCTAGAAGGTCTGCAAACGCGCACTCAGTCTCCCACACAGGCTTGTTGCCCTTTTCTCCTTCTTCAAGCCGTGGATCGAAGCGGTTGAACCACCCCTCTAGCACGACACGCGCTTTCCGGTAGAAGGCTTTCTTCTCACGCAGGAAACCCATGTGGAAGATTTGCACCCGAGGCTCTTTGACTGCTCGGTCCACGATCTCTCGCTCTCCAGCATGACGAGGCTCGTCACTGACGCAGGTGTATTCCGTGCGACCGAAGCGGGTACACCACTTGCCGCAGCAGTGTCCGTCTGGGATGAGGTGCTGCGGGTCTTTCCAGAAGTTCAGCCGGTCAACGGTAAGGCACTTGTCCTGCTCCATCGCCTCGCGAATTGCTGCGTGACAATCGGTAGTGTCTGACAGCACTTCGTCGGCGTCGAGGTAGATGCAGTAGTCGCTCTTGAGTTGCTGACGGGCGAAGTTGATCCAGTCGATGAACCAGTGGTGACTCTGCCCTTTCGGCGAAGGCCAAGGCCAATTCACGACACGGATGCGAGAATCCTTGTCAGCCATCCTCTGCATTGCTTGAGTCGTTCCGTCTGTGCTGTCTGAGTCACATAGCACCAGTTCGTCCACGACCTTGAGCAGGGACTCTGCGGCAAGCTCCCAGCAGTAATCAAGCTCGAAGCCATTGCGGACGCAGACAAAGCCGCCGAGGGTCTTTTTCATCGGTTGTAGGCGGCCCAGATCGAGCAGGTTGGATTGAAGACTTCAGTGAATCGTTCACGCACAGCCCGCGTCACGCCGTCGTCAGGGAGGTTGACCCGGAAGTCGTGCCCGCAGACAAGAACGTCTTTCTTGACGAGAGGTAGCCCGAGCCGCAGGTCAGACTCGACGTGCTGGTATAAGTGCCCCGCGTCCACCAGAAGACCGTCAAAACCACCATTCAGATCGGTCAATCCTGCGACGGTGTCGGCGTGGTCATAAGTGACAAGTCCGGCTTTGATGTCGTCGGCGAGAGCACCTTTGAAGGTATCGAGCGTCCCTGCGTCTTCCCACAGGTCGATGACATGGATCTTCAAATCTGGGTTCGCCAGTCGCATCGCTTTGGTCGAAGCTCCATTGTAAGCGCCGAGTTCCAAGAGATTCGTGCATCGGGGGGCGTATTCACACCACCATGCGATTTCTTTTTCATCATCCCATTTATTTAGTGGGCGAACTTGTCGGAGCACGTCAGCCCATTTGGCTCTCAGGTCGATCTGCGGGTGGAGTAGGTTTATCATAGGTTTTCCCATTTTGGATGGAGGTTCTTTTTCACTTCGATAGCTGCGAAGGGTTTGCAGATTTGTGGTCCTCGTTTCTTGGCCCATTCAGCCATGCTTTCAAGACCAATAGAGAGCGGGACAGGTTTGAACAGATGTGGGAACCAGTCTTTCGTCTTCTGGTTGTCACTCCAAGCCATTGCCACTTCCTGCCGAGGCGGGAGATGGATTCGGTGAAAAGGCACGCCAACTGAGAAGCACACCTCTTCGGCGAGGTGGTTGATCGAGTAGTTGAGGCTTCCTCCGACGTTGAAGATTTGACCCCACACGTCGTTCCTGTCCACGATGGCTGCAATCACTGGAGCCACTTCGCTGATGTGGCTGAAGGCTCTGCGCTGCTCGCCGTCGCCAAAAATGGTCAACTGCTTGCCTGCGAGCGCCTGATTCATAAAGATGGCAACCACATTGCGGTAGGCGTCGGCCATGTTCTGCCTCTCACCATAGACGGAGTAGGGGCGGACGATGCACCACTTGAGTCCGTGGAACTCTCCTGCGATCTTCAAGTCCTGCTCGACCGCCTGCTTGGCGACGGCGTATGGGTCCACGGGTTTGTAACCCATGTCTTCGTTGAACGGGGGCTTCTGGTCGCCGTAGATCGACATGGAGGAGGTGAAGACAAATCCCTCGACGCCGTGGTTGATCGAAGCATTGATGAGGTTGACGCTGGCGATCAGGTTGTTGTGGTAGTTGAATCGGCGAATGTGAAAGCTCAGTCCCTCCGTGGCATACGCCGCCATGTGGATCACAATATGGGGCGAGTGATGGGTAAAGATCGAATCCACCATTTCGTGATTGAGCAGAGAGCCTTTGTAGAAGCAGACTCCGTCCGGGATGTTCTCTGTAAAGCCCCCTGAAAGGTCGTCGATACCAATGACTTCGTGCCCTTCATCGACGAGTAGTTGGGCGACGTGGGAGCCGATGAATCCGGCAACTCCTGTGACTAGAATGGTCTTTTTCATAAGGTGATCTTGCGCACAGCGTCGAGGACATCCGTGACGGTTATCTGTTCCATGCACTCAGCGCCAAAATCAAGGCTTGTCTTGCCTGTGACGCGGTGACGGGCTCCTGCGTTGGGTAGGTCTTGGGGGCACTCGGCAGCGACGAACCTGCTCCCCTGTGTGGCGATGAACCGAGCGGAGGTGACTCCGAATAGTCCGATAGTCGGACAGCCTACCGCTTGAGCGATGTGGAGCGTGGAGGTGTCCGGGGTGATCGTCAGCGCGGCTCTTTGGCACAGTGCGGCTAGCTGCATGAGGGAAGTCTGCCCTACAAGGTTCAGTGCCCCTAAAAAGGTCCGTTGCTCTTTTGAGCCCACCTGAATGATGGCGAAACCTTGCTGTAGCAGGCTTCTAGCTAAGTCGGAGAAGTTGTCAAAAGCCCATGTTTTTCCGGGCCAAGTAGTCGGGTCGGCATTGATCAAACATACTTTCATTTTCCCCACTATTGAGTTTGCCCACTTCGCTGACGCCTCGTCTATGCAGATGGAGGTAGTCCATTTGTGGAGTAGCAGCCCGAGGATAACGCTGGAGGCCGTGCGGTGGTAGGCATCGACAATGTGCTCCATCGTCGTCGATTCATAAGACCCGTTCAGGTCAACCGTGAGGTGTGGCTCGTTGAGAGCGATAGCTTTGGCTGCGTGATGCACCTGCCGGTTGCCGTCGAAAAGCTCTGGGTAATCTGTCTCAACGTAGATCGGAGACAGAGGACGGGACCGAGCGATAGCGTCGATGATCGGAGTGGTCAGAAGCACATCCCCAATCGCATATTTTCTCTTCACGACGATAGATAGATCAAAGCGGCGATGTTGCAGGTAGTAGGCCCATCTCTTCTGATTGAACTGGTGATTGTGCTCCTGTGCCTCTTGGCAGAACTTCTTCACTTCTGGGTCAGCGTTGACCGTGCTGCTCCTGACATGCGGACAGTCGAGGTGGACTTTGGCAATCTTGTATCCGTTCTCACGAACGAACAGACTGAGAGAACTGTCCTCCCCGTAGATGTCGCGCAGTCCAGGGCACCATAGGTTGTCGCGAAGCTCCTGGATCGTTTTCACGCGGATCAACATCAAGCTGCCTTCGCAGTAGTCAGGCTGGCGTCCGTTGGAAGGCTCACCGTGGAAAGCGTGGTTGAGCGACTCGCAGCCGCCGTGTGGTCCCGTGATGGCAACAGAAGCGTCGTTCATCGGAGCCGCAAGTATCTCCAAGAAGCGTTCACGCACTAGGAGGTCGTCGTTGAGGCACAGGAAAAACTCCGCTCCCATCTTCGCAGCTTCTCGGAACGCGGCTGCATGAGGCCGCTGAAATCCTTCGTTCCTCTCGTTATGCACAACCGTCATGTTCGGGTGCTTGGCAGCCATCTCGTCGAGCATGACTCCAGTTCCATCTTTCGAGCCATTGTTGGTGGCGATGACATGGAAATCCTTGCCGTAGGCGAACACTCGCTCAAGACACTCTTTGGTGCCTTGGCAGCGGTTCAGGCCGATGGTGGAGATTAGGAAACGGGGCATGGGCTTTTCAGTAGCTCCTGTTCGTGGTTGAACACCCACTTATATACAACTTCGGGTCGCGTAAAAAGACCGAAGAAATAGGTCTTTGTTTTTCCTGTCGGTATAGCTTGCCACCTAGCTGCGCCAGCTTCTACAACTTTGCCCCCGCACCAGTGACACGGATTAACGGTGTGACAGTCTCGATAGGCTCCGATGATCTTGCAGCTTTTGCATTGATTAACCGTTTTGAAACCTGTGTTCGACTCAAATACGTCGTGAGACGGGCGGCAGCAATAGCGTTTAAGTATGTCGTTTATGTCAGGCATCGGTTTAGGTGGTGCGAAATGGTATCCCGCTTTTGCGTGCAAAAGAAGGGTCTAAAGTGGTGAATCCTATGCGATACCCAGCTCTTTCTTTCTCAAGCCACCAAGGCTCTAATTCGGGGATAGAGACTGCGTTGCTTTTGAACAGGGTTTTTTGAAACAGGACACGTATAGCGCCAAGCGCAGTTTCGTGGTTGCTGCCCTCCTCTACTTCACCCTTCGGTGTTAAGATAAAATGAATCATCATGTCTTTTCAGGTGGGGGAAGAGGTACTCCGCAACGCGGACAAAAATTGAAATATTCCCGGACCATGTTGTCCGGGTAATGCCCACTACCGGAGAAAGTTCCGCCTTCATCAACGCCTTCCCACTCTCCTAAAAGATGGTCGCAGGGTTTAGTGGTCAGTTCGTCGTCAGGCATGTGTTTTTCAGGTTATCGAATCTTACCCTCTTCGTCAATCTCAATCTCCCCAAGCCTTTCCTTTTCCGTCTCCTGCCCATCCGGCGTCGGCGAGCAGTCCATCTCGGAACGTGGGCTTGGGCGGGGGTGGCGGCTCCCACCAGGGCAGTTGTGGACCGACAGGTTTCACCTGCTGCGCGGCTCGGGCGGCGGCGACGAAACGATGACGGCGGCGGCAAATCTCGATCAGCCCTACCCAGGAGTCGGCACGGTCGGGGCTGTGTCCACCCGTGCGCTTCTTCATGTCCTCCTTCGGTTCGACACAGACCTTGCTGCCGCGCTCTGTGTAGGTGCGCTCGCACATCTCGACCATCGTGGCTGCGTCCAAGCCTCGGATTTGCCCGCTGGCGACGAACTCCTTGCCGACATACCACAACTCAGAAACCCGGTTCGTGAATCGGTCTTTCCCTTTCCGTTTGTCGGTGGCGCTGACAATCATGTCGCTGGCGGCTCCTGAGAAGCTCACAAGCTGGAAGCCGTGGCCCATCTTCATTGCCATAATGGTCGAGAACGGATCACCACCACCAGTTGCATCGACTCCTCGATCCTGGACAGCGACGTTGCGTTTCTCGCACTCAGCGATGAAGAGTTCTGCTAGCTGCTCGTTGCGGTCCTTGGTTCTGTGTCGAGCGTCCACCTGTTTCATCAGGTCGAGGGTGTCGGTCTTCAGGAGAATCTGACGGTTCGACCCGTTGATCTGAGCGAGGCCGAACAGACCGAAGCTGGCTGCGGCAGCGTCCCCACCTTTGGAGAATGACGGGTCGAGGAAAGCGACCGGCGTCGGACGAACGAGCCACTGATTGACTCCTTGAGCGCAGAGGTTCTTGGTCAGTTCCGGCTCTGAGTAGATGGTGTCCGTCGCACCTGTCGGACAGGGGAAGCTTTTCACCATTCGGTAGTAGCCGGGGGACTTTGGTCCGAAGCGAGCTTTGATCTCGTCGAGCCCTTCCTGGGTCAACAGACCTGGGTAAACGGTTCTGCCTGCTCGGACGTTCGGCGATAGCTCCCCATCGAAGCGGATGCAGAAGCCATTGACCTTGGTCCGCCACTCGAAGGTATTCTCGTCCACGCTGTTCCACCCCTCCTCTGGCTCGCAGAAGAGCCCCATAGGGTCGAACTGAGAACTGAAGTTGCCAGAAGCCAGCATCTTGAACCCGTCATTCGCCATCAAGTTCGAGGTGGCGTCGTAGAGGTTGTGGGTGAGCAGGGGAAGCTCGTCCGCCAGCAACAGGAGGTTCCTGGCTTTGAAACCGATCAGGCTGCTGACATCGTCGTTCCCTTTCCCACCGGCTACCAACGCGATGCCGACGAGGTCATTGGCTTTTCCTTCAGGTGTGAGTCCTGTGATCTTCCCTGCGGATGAGACCAGCTTCCCCGGCATAGACGGTGGCAGCTTCAGGTAGGTGTAGAGAGAGCCAAAGTAACGAGTCGCCTCGTTCCACATTCGCTCCACTTCACCCCAGACTCGGTTTCGAGAATCCTTTAGGGAGGTAGAGGTAATCAAGACCTTCGTGTTCTCGGGGAACAAGATGAACATGCAGACAGCATACATGGACAGGAAGGCCGACTTGCCGGAGCTGGCATGGCCGGAGATAGCCATCAACTTTTCAGTCCTGATATTGCGAAGGATAGTGTCGGAGTAGGGGTTCCAATGCCACTTGAAAGGCCAATCTTGTCGTCCGAGAACGTGGTTCACAAAGAGCTTAAAATGCTCCTCCCACGGCATCAACTCGTTTCCCGGTTCCCGCAGCAGGCGGTCGTATTCCCGTAGAATCTCCATCTCGATCCTAACGTCCGGTTTTTGAGCTAGAAGTCGTCCTGTAGCTGCGTCACAGATAGGAAGCCATTTTATCCCATACTTCAACCGTTTTGCGGCTTCAGGGATGGTCGGACGTTTTGGCGGAGGTTTGATCATTGGTTCCAAGTAAAGGCCTCTGCATAAGGAGCCATTTCATACCCCGGATCGTCTGGAAATACCTCTTCAAATACATATTTTTCCCGCGTCCAGCCGCGTCCTTGAAACAGTCCGACAATCGACTGCCAGAGAGTAAGCGATACCACTTTGCCTGTGTATCTCCGTTCGTATCTTTGTGAAAGAGGCATAGTTTGGTTTTTAGTTGAGTGTTTGGGCATAGCGGCTCAGTAGGCCCACTTAGCATCTCCCAGTATCTCGTCTGAATCAAGCCACCACTCATCCCACTGGTTGTTACTGGCGGCGTCCCAGCTCGGGATGTTAGAAGCAGCGTCTTTCTTCGTCAAGGACACCGGCAGCCATTTGATGCGGTTGTTCGGGTAGATAGCAATCTGCCCGTTCTCCAGTTTCAAAACGTTCGCTTCTTTGTGCTCCTCCAGCAGTTCTGAGTCACCGATGTCCATGAGCCCGGAGGCTTGTCCTTCCGGCAGGTAGTCGATGGTGAACCAGTAGTGTCCTCGGATAGGCGGGCAGCCTTTACCCAGATTCACTAGCACAGGAACATCGGAGAGTTGGTCCTTGCGCCAGACTTCAATGGAGCCCGACAGACACTCCCACATCTGGACTTTGTGAAGAGGGAGATCGGTTGTGCTGTCTTCTGGCTCCGACCAGAACAAGCAGTGAGGGGGCACCTTGTCGTAGCAGGCGGCGAACCGATCCACCCACACCTGAAAGCAGAGTGGCCGGTTGCGCATAGCTCGAACAGAGACCAGCCACGCAGGCTCAAACTCCTTGTCCGAGCCTCCGAAGGCGTCACACCGGACGAAGACGCGGGCTTTTGGGCAGTTCACGTTTCTCATGCTTCACCTCCTTCCAGCTCCGATCCTAACGCCGCATAGCCAATGATGTCGAGCCAGTTGTCGCGTTTTGCGCTCGTCACTCCCCTCGACACTTTCAGGAGGATCATCATGGAGGCGACATCTCTCGCGGTGATCTCGACGCCTTTGTAGGTGGTCCAGAGAGCCGCGATGCGCTCGAAGCTAGCCTTCGCATCTCCGTAGCTGGAGGCGCGGTCTCCTCGGATCAGGTCACGGGCTTCTTCGAGGATGTCAGGCTCGCAGACTGGGTTCGGAGTATAGTTCTCAGGCAGCGACACGTTGAGCGGGATGGCGTAGTGGTGATCTCCAGGAATAGCCGCAAGAGCTTCGTTGTCCCAGCCTTTAGCGGAGGACCAGAACAACGACCCGTCTGGCAGCTTCTGCCACCTTTTCGGTCCTGTGTATGGGATGTGAGTCGAAGGCGGTGTAGGAGCATCTCCACTCTCCCATAAATCGAAGATGGGGTTCTTCTCAAGCGCGGGCACTTCTTCAAATCGAGTCACGTTGTCCCGCTGAAAGCGAGACGTGTCGTAACATTCTTCAGATGGTGAAGGAGTCGTGGAAAAGGCGGGCGCGGAGCCAAGCGGAACAGCGTAGAGATACTCAGGACGCGCTATTAGTGGTTTGTGAGCACCTAGCCACGTTTGTTTCTCTGCCGACCAAATTAGTGATCCGTTGGGTAAGTGCTGGCAAGTGCAGGGACCGGCGTATAGGGTGTGAGTTTCCGGCGTTTTTATTTCTTCCCATCCTTTGGATGTGTGGACTGTGTCGGGCATAGTAGTTAAAACGGTTCGTTATCTTCTTTTTCCTGCTGACGTTTAAAGTCAGCAACAGTTTTCTTTTTGTGGCATTTGTGACGGCAGAGCAACTGGAGGTTCCCCTCCTTGTGCTGGCGTCGGTAGAAGCTGACTCGGTGGCTAGTGTCCATGTCTCGGTGGTGGGCTGGTCCTTGAGGAATGATACAGTCGAAATCAAGGTGCTTGTCTGTCCCACACTCGAAGCAGGCTCCGCCGAGCTTGAACATCAGTTCAAACCGAGCTTTCCTTGCCCACTCTTTCTGACGTTTAGCCATGGATTACTTCTGGAAGTGGTATGAGAATTTCTGTGCTAAAAGGTAACTCTCCGCCCATGGAGATATGTGCTCCGAACGTCTGCATAAGTTCCCACATCTGCCATTGCGACCATCCTTCCGCATCATTTGGCTCTTTATATTCCCAACGCGCAGGTCCAGGTAGCCGACGCATAAGTTCATCGTGCTCGGCTCGATGTATAGCTAAACCCTTTTTGGTCAGCTTAACTCGGACGTTGTGGTTGATGTTAAAATGTAGATTGCTCATCTGTAGATTATTCTTTGTGGTAACGTGCGAGAGCTTGGACTCGGTGTTTCTTGGCGCAGACAGAGCACATGGCTTTGCCTGGACGAGCCTTGGACTCGGCACATTGAGTGCATATTCCCCCAGCTCGAAGTGCTCGGTAGCGGTCGTTCTGGTAAGCCTTCACGTCTCGGACCTTGTACTCAACTTTGTAGGGTCCGCGAGGCTTGCCAAGGGTCGCTCTGATAGCCGACACCTTTTTGTTTGAAGAGAGCGACTCGTCTTCAATGATTTCTCGGATTCGTTTCAGGTAGTTCATTTTGATTCAGGCCAAGCGAAGGCTGCGGTTGTGGGGTGTAGAGCTTTCATAATAATGCGGTAGCCATCAGGCTTGATTGCGCCCTCTGTAAGTTTTGCAAATGCTTGCCATTTCAGATCCATCTCTCTGAGCACGGATAAAAAGGCTTGATCTGTTTTTACCTTGCGATTTTTCACAAGCTCTGAGGTCTCTTTGTCGAAGTCAATGCCGATACGGCTAAGGGTTTCAGGAGACGGGCTTTGATTAAATAAGTGTGCGTAGTCTTTTGCTTTCATCAGCAAAAATCCTCTTCGTGTTTGATGGTTAGTTTCTTCCTTGGCACCGCGCCTTCGCGGTAAGATTCTAGTAGCTGGAGCGCAGTTAAGAGTCGGTCCTCTGTTACCTTTTTCTCCTCGATCACCGTAGCTACGGCGTAGTCCACTGTGTCTGGCACCATGAGCCGGTAAACGGTCACGACACTCCCCTGCCCTCGTCGGTCGAGACGGGCGATCATCTGCTCGTAATCCTCTCGACTGTAGGTTAATGTCAGCCAGACGAGCGTATTGCCTCCGTGTTGGAGGTTGAGCCCGTGTCCGACGCTTTTCGGGTGAGCGACCAAGATGGGGATCTTCTTGTTGTTCCAATCCTCCAAAAGCTGTTTCTGTGGGGTTTGATTTTTGGCGTCCGCAAAGAATTTAGCCTTGGGAAAGTATTTTCGCAGCCTCTCCTGTTCATGCCGGAAAGCACATGCCACCAGCACCGGACCTTCCGTTTGCTTGATGATCTTCTCCAGGGCTTTGATCTTCAGGTCGTGGATGTCGTGCCACTTGCTGTCGGCGTCGTAGATGCTGCCGGAGGTGAACTGAAGTAGCTTCGCTACCAGTGCTGCGGCGTTCGGTGCTGTGATCTCGGCTGACTTCAACTGGAGCACCAGTTCCTTCTCGAACTCCTTGTAGTCGTGGATCAGGTTCTTCGGCAGATGCACTTCCACGTCCTCGACCACTGTCTCCGGCAGGTTGAGCCAATCCTTCGAGCGGAGCGTGAGAGTGATGTCCGCCAGTCGGTTCTCAATGGCTTCGTTGGAGCCGTGGAGTTCTTTCCACTTATATCCTCCGTAGCCGGTCTGTTTGAAATACGTTTGCTTGAAATGCTCGAAGGCTCGTCCGAGACGCTTGCCATTATCGGTGAACCTAGCTTGAGCGAAGAGATCAAGGAGGGAGTTAGGCGCAGGGGTGCCTGTAAGCGCCCAGATACGTTTGTGTTGGTCATGGGGTATTTCTCTTCTGTAAAGATTGGCACGTTTGGAAGTGGGGTTTTTGAGCTTGGTGCAATTATGCACAAGGCAGCCATTTACGCTGTACGATGGATGCCCAGAGACGCTAAGGTCGTAGAAACGTATGACTCCGTCTCTGGACCTAAAGCGGCGAAGTCGAATATCTGTTGATTCGTAAATCTCAACACTCTCCACCCTTTTTGAGCCAAAACTTCGGTCTTCTTTTGGTCCTTCACTTTGACCTTCCGAGACTTGTGAGTGAATCCGTCCACTTCGATAGACAGCTTCCGGCTCTCGCAGCCAATATCCAGCTTGTAGTGGTGGGGTATCCGATCCTTGTGGAAGAGACCTTTCGTCTTGAATATGTACTCCATCTTCCACAACCCCGGTTCTATCGAGTTCAAAAGTTGGAACAGAAAATTTTGCGGGTCTGAAGCGGGGCGACCGTTCCCACCTTGCACTAGCGGTCTGTGCTTGATCCTCTTCAGTGTAGCACTCAGGCGATCCCGGGACACGTCGTTCAGCATAGGCTTTAAGTTTGCTATGCGGTCTAGCTGTTTCAACGAACTCTCTGACCCTGAAGCGTAAAACTTTTTCATCCCGCTCGACAACTTCCCGCGAAGTTCGGCAGTCCACACAGGTTTGTGGCTCGACTGCATTCTCCATTTCGCTGAGCAGGATGTCCCGCAGAAGCGTTTCTTGCTTTTGTGCGGGATAAAAGGTGTCTTGCACCATTCGCAAGGAATTGTCGATTTTGGTGGACGGGCCGCCCACTGCTCTTTCAGTTTCACTCCTGTGCTCAAGGTGGAACATTGCTTGCTGCAAAAACGAGTCTTCATGCCATTGCTGTGGTCCTTCGGCATGTAAGCCGTTTTGCACCATTCGCACACTCTCGGATGTCGAGGCAACGCAGGTCTCCCCCCTTTGGAGGTCTTTGGCTTGGACCCATCCGTCTGAGGTGAAGAACAGATGGGTGTCGCTGCACCAGATGTCTTGTCCGTCGATGCGGACTTTGGCAATACGTTTTGGCTGATTGATGTGGACATGAGTAACAAACCCTACCCCTTGCGCATTAAATACGCAATCACCTTTTTTCACTTTCTCGATGGGTTTTTTACCAGCAGGCGTGTCAACCAGTGTCCCAGACGCAAAGCACTCATCTACGATCAGCGTATCGTAAGGGAGTCCGAGCCCCAGGCTTCTCCGAGTCTTCACCAACTCTACAAGCTTGGGGATGGACTCGTAGTTGCAGACGTAGATGTGAGCCTTTCCTTGCAGGAACGCACGCTTGCCCGCAGGTGAGCGCAGGTTCGCCACCTTCATCCATTTGAAGTCGTCCCACCGCTCGACCTCCAGAGGCCAAGTCAGGTTCGCCACACGCATTGGAGCGAGGACGAGGGTGCCTACGGTCTGCTTGCGTTGGAACAGCTTGTTCACAGCACTCAACGAAGCCGCCGTCTTCCCGATGCCAACGCCGACGAAGCCGAGAGCGTGCAGGTGGTCGAGCAGGTGCTGGGTCAGCAGATCCTGGGGTTCTGAGGAAGGGAATTTCATGGTTGATCTCGCTTCCAGATTATTCGGTAGCCCTTCTCTAGAACTCGGTCGGTGTAGGGAAGCACCAACAGCTCTTCAAACGCTGCGTCTGGGTAGCCGGGACCAAAAGGCACTTCAACGTAGTTTCCGTTCTCGTAGTTATACCGGCGCATGAATATATCTGAAAAGACTCGGATTCCTGGCGGCTTATCTTCTATGAGACGACAACCTTCAGAAGAAGTAAAAACCACGCAGGACGTAGACTCGTCCGTGAGCCTTTTGATGGTGCTTTGCAAACCTTCAGTTGCTAGCGGGGTTGAGTCTGTGAGGGGTAAGGTCATCAACAAAATTCTCGATCTGTTTTCAATAGTTTCCGAATGAACTCGCAGCCGTCCTCGACGTTGTCGCACCAAGTAGCGAGGCAGTTCTGTTTCGTGAGTTTAATGATCTCGCCCAGCTGGAGAGGCGTGGGCTTCTTGCCTTTGGCCTTCACTTCAAGGAACCCGATCACTCCTTGCGGAGTGATGATCATCCGGTCGGGGACGGCTCGGCGGGCGGGGCTGGTGAACTTGTAGAATAGGCAGTTGTGCTTCTTGGCGAACTCGCCGATTTTCTTCTCGATGTCTTTTTCGAGCTGGGGGCCGATGGGTTTCATGGTTTTGTCTGTTGGTTGAGGACCCACCAAACGATAGCTTCCAGTTCTTCGATAGCAAATCCGTCGTCCAAAGTGATTTCACCGGAACCTTTGTCCCAGTTCAAGTAGTGCCCGAGGTCATACAAACTCCCATCTGGCTGAATGGCTTTTGCCAGAATCTCACGGGCGCGTTCTTCGTTCATATCAGAATCCCACCTCCAGTTTGAGTTGCTGTTCTGCGTCCATCTCTGCCTGTTTCTCCGCCTTGCACAGCTCCTGGAAGCACGGTAGCAGGATCAGGTGGTTCACCTGCGAGATGGCGTCGTCGAGTGCGTTGTGGTGCGTGCCCGCGCGAGCAGGCATCTTGATGTGGAGGTACATCGCCTTGAGTGTTCGGTAGCAGCGGTCGTTCCAGAATATCCAGGGAGCCTCCATGCCGAGCTTGTCGTAAGCCGCTTTCAGAAGAGCGTTGTCGAAGTTGGCACCGTTGCCCCAGAGTTCGATGTTCGCACAGTTGCAGTTGTCCCGCGCCTTGGCGTCTTCATTGTCACACCACATGCTAAAATTAGCGAGGGCGTAGTTGAGTTCGACAGACTCCTTCTGGAACTCAGCGCGAGCCTCGTCCGACTGCTTCATCCACCACTTGACGGTGTCCACGTCAATGAGGAGTCCGGCATCGACGCAGCTTTGCATGTCGATACGCATGTAGAATGGCTCACCGTACGGTCCATTCTCGTCGAACTTGGTGGCTCCGATGGAGGTGATGATGGAGCCAGGGCGGGTGCCCATCGTTTCGAGGTCAACGCAGATGCGCGTGGGTTTGATTTTTGGTTGCATAGAGAAGTAAAGCTATTTCAGTTTGTCGAAATTGTCCAATTATTTTTGATAAAACTCTACAACCCCGCCTTCCGCGGCGAGGGGCATACCTTCGGCCCAAGCTGGAAGCTTGGTGAGGCACTGGACGAAGTGGTCGGCTGACTGTCCTGCAATAGGGTCGTATTCGGAGAGGGCTTCGTCATGGATCAGAGCCACGATCTTGTATCCTGCTTGGGAGGCGTTAATAGCCCCGTGAGCCATGAAGTCCGCAGCAATCGCTTGGGTCGCATTCTCGACAAGGCTTCCCCCATATGTGGCGACTCGCCCCCACATCGCCTTCATCGGTATCTGTCCAAAAAAAGTGATGGCTTCAGACATCCGCGCTTTCGGATGCTTCTGTTTGACCTTGGCTATTTGCTCCGGCGTCGGATTGAACAGCTTCTTCTGCTCGGAGCTGATGACCTTGCGTATCTGGATTGGTTGTCCTTCCTCGTCAGTTCCATCCACCAGTTCGACCTTCTCCTCTTTCCACACGATCTGCGGAGTTAGTTGAGGTTGTGGATATGCGAGCTTCCTGCCGCTAGGCAGACGCATGAACAAGTAGTCCATGCCTGCTGTCTTGGTGCGGAAGAACCCGCAGTTCACCCCAAACGGGTAAACCTTTCCGGGATTTCTGATGGCGTTCTTGGCGGCGTCCTCGGTCGTTCGCCAGTGGGCGACGATAGCAGGGCTAGCTTCACGCCAGTACTTGATGATGTCCGGGAGTTCTTCTTTGGTGAGGCCACTCTTCAAAGCACCCATACGTTCGAGGGCACCTACACCGCCTCCGAAGCCACATCCGAGTTCGGCCTGTTTACCTTTATGGCGCAAAGGATGCTTCTCCCCGCGAGCTTCATAAGCCTCGAACTCGGAGAACGGAACCTTGAACATCATCGAAGCAGACGCCTCGTAAATCTTACCGTGCGTCTTGAACACGTCGAGACGCCATTTCTCCTGCGCTTGCCACGCAATAATGCGTGCTTCGATAGCTGCGTAGTCGGCATCCAGCATCGGTCCCTTGTCTTGAACGAAATGGCGCATACATGAAGACATAACTTCGAGTGGGGGGCCGTACGCCAGATTCAGCCATGCATTGTTGCACCCTGCAATGACGTCGTAGTAGGCTTTGCCAGTCAGCTTCTTGAGATACTCAGCAGGACGTTTGAAATTCTGCGGCTGGACAAGCGAGGCACTCCATCGCCCCGTGCCTGCGCCATGATACACCAGTGTGCCCCTGACACGGTTGTCCTGTGGACCGGCACAACCGAGCATTGCCGGGATCTTCTTGAGCGAAGCGTAGCTCACCCGTTTCTTCAGTGTCAGAGCACGTCCAAGAGGTGTCGAATCGTCAAACTCCTCGTCCTCGAAGATTTCCTCCAAAGTGTCGGCGCGGAGATTGTCATGCTTGAAACCATTCTGCTGTAGCCACTCGACCACGCGGTCGCGCTGGGTGTGCTCGAAGCCGGTGAGTTTTCTGAACTCTTCAGCGAGAGCTTCCGTCTCCTCGTTCACCAGTTTCTCCGCTTTGCGGAGCGCGTCGAGGTTCACAGGGAACCCACGGCAGTTGATCTCGATGTCCAGGAGGAACGTCTGGAGCGGGAAGCCGGTAAGCTCGAAGTCCTTCAGCAGAGTTTTGGCTTCTCTTTCCGTTCTAGAATCCTGCAAACAGTACCGGCAGAACTCTCTGAAGGCTTCTGGATCATCGGTCGGCTCGATGAACTTGCCTTTCAATTTACCAACTGTCTGCGGAATGGAAAACTTACGAATCAAACCCTTCCCTTTACTATCTTTCAAGTTGGTGAGTTTTAATGTTTCAGCCACTTTTTCCAAACTGGCTGGCAACGCAGCTCGACGGGCCATCGCGGCCACGCATCTCCACTGTTTATGTGGAATAGCTGGGTATCCCGTAGTGCTCTCGAACAAAGAATCTGTGATTGCAATTTCAAACCCTGCGTTGAATGCAGAGACGACCGCATCCGGCTTGCTCAGATCGGCTAGTTCATGGTCTGGGACCAGCAGCATGTGATCTTCAACAAGATGCCTCCACTTCTTCGGCACCCAGATTCTAGGCTCTCCGTTTTCCTTTAACAAACTGAAGCAGAGAATCTCTGTGCTTGAGTCGTAGGCATACCGAAACGCTCCGACTTTGCGAAGGTCAGCGCGTGACCGCGTTTCATAGTCAAGACTGTACTCGGGCATAAGCTACAGCTTTTCTTTTTCGATCAATTCCCCGAGATATTTGTGAAGCGACTTTATCTCGTCTTCTCCAAGACGAAATTCATCGTAGTCATCCGCGTCATACAATTTGACGCTGTGAATGCCTCCAGAAACTTCGTGGGTAACTCGAAGATCGTTGGCTAGCACTGTTTCAGTTTCCACGTAAGTTATCATTGTTCAAAAAGTAAAGTTGTACCCCGAGACGCACAGGGCTCGAAACCTGCTCCCCCCACATCACGGGCGTTGTCGTGAGCTATGTGTCCTTCCACATCGGCGTCTCGGGGTATGATTGGTCTGTTGGAAAACAGAGTTCAGCGGGTAGGGCTCGAAACCTACTGCCAATGCTGCTCAGGGACTTTCGGAGGAGCTTCGCACTGATACCACCCTATCTCGGTGCGTGTCCTTCCACGCCGCCGCTGAACTCTGTTTTCAAAAAGTGAGCAGCCACATTTGTCAGCAGGTTGCTCAGTCTCTCATCCGGCTACTTTATATCGCGGAGCCTAGGACATGGATTGCCGCGTTTCTTTCCCGTCCGCCGCTCCTTTCGGTTTACAAGCCGATTTAGATCGCTGACGCGGTGTTGAGCCGTTGAAGGCTACGGGAGGAAATTAGTGAAGCCGTGCATTACGCCCCGACGCCCGCAGTGTGGGCGAAGATAATAAATGGAACGCTTATGCGCGGCTTCAAAGTGGTTTACGCTGCGTCTTCCTCTCCGGCGTCGTCGGACTCGTCGGAGAACACGTCCTCGGCGCGGACGCGGCTTCCGCCTCCACTGAGAGGCTCGCCGTCCTTGAGGAACTGGATCGCCTCAAAGCCCGCGAACAGGCCGCGACCGCCGTTCTCCGTGCCGTAGAAGCGCACGACGACTTTGGCGTAGCAGCCGCTGTAAGGCTTGTTGTCCTCGGCGGCGAGTGGTGTGCGACCATCAGTATCGACGATGACGGGACGGTTCTTGTTGCTGGCGGAGACGACCTTCATGCCTTTGTAGGCGTCCTTGATCTCGTCGTCCTTGTCGGTGTGGGTGTTGCCGTCCGACACGCAGAAACGTTTCGGGTCTTTCCAGACGAGCGGGTGTTTCTTCCACTTGTCGAGGGAGACGTGCTTCACGGCTGCGTCGATTGCCTTGATAGCGTCCTTACCTTCTTTGGAGGCAGGGTCGATGATGCAGGTGACTTTGAACTTGGGGGTCCCCTGGTTGAGTTGTCCTTCAAAGGGTTTGAAGCAGTGGAGGTAATCGACGCGACATTTGATGATCGCTGTTGCTGGGTCTAGTGCCATGGTAGTATTGTAGTTTGGATTGAGTGTATAAGAGGCGAGTTGTTTCGCTTTAACGGAGTAACTATATTTCGAGATACTGAAACTGTCAAGAGCCTATTTTAACAGAAATCGTCCGCGCCCGTTTCATCCGAAAACACGTCCGCAAGATTCTCGGATCCATAGACAGGTCGTGGATCGTCAATCGAAACGAGCGTCGGCCCGCCTTCCGGCTTGACGATGAGTTTCTGGATGACACCCCACTCGTCCTTCTCGAAGTCGTGCTCGAACTCGGAGACCTGTGTCGGAGTTATCAGATCCTCGGTGATGATGTCTTCGCGCTTCAGCTTCTCCAACAACTTCTCTTTGGCGAGGTCGGGGTTGCCCCACTTGCGGTGTCCACCTTTGCCCTTCACCAGCTTCAAGCCGGGAAGTGGCTTACCGCTCATCGCCAGCGCCAATCCATATTTCTCGACGGAGCCGAGCCATTTCTTGATGTCATCTGCTTGGAGGATGAGTTTGGTCAGCGTGCTATCAAGCAGCGATTTCGGTGTGACTAGTACCGGTTCGTGACCTTCCAACACTGGGGATAGCGGTGTGTCATCCAGAAGCCATTGAGCCCGCATCTTTCCTGTATGGGGGAAGTTTGGCGGGGGCAGATCAGGAGTTCCACACACTGCCTCAAGTGGACAGAATTGACACGTTTTCTTTCCGGGCCGAAATGCTAAAGTGAGTGCTTTCGCCTGGATGTCCTCGGCAGGTCCGAGCACGCGGTCATCGGTGAACTGAACGAGTTCCTTGTAGTCGAGTGTCCACGTTGACTGCTTGTCTCCCTGCCTGACTCGCGGCTGGTAGATGTGCATGTGGACCGTCTGAGTCTTGAGCTTTAGCTGCTCAATCATCGACCGTGCGTAGATCGCCATCTGGAGGTTCTCAAACGCGGAGACTGCAACGCCTTGACCATACTTGTAGTCGGCGATGTGGACTCCGTCGTCAGCGATGCAGCAGAAATCAACCTTTCCGTTTCGAGACGGCATGTAGAAAAGACTCACAGTCAATTCACTCCACCATCTGTGTCCCATGCCTGTTCTCTTCAGGTGCTCAGTCTGTCCGGGAGCCTTCTTGTCGAGGCAGAAATCGACGAACTCCTGTCCATATTTCTTCATGTCCGGCGTAGCCTTGGCGGACAGTTTGGTCCTATTGAAAAGGTCTTCTACGGCAGAGTGGGCAAGCGTCCCTTCGACCGAGAACTCCGTGTCTTGTGGCGGGATGCGAGAGGCGTTCTGAACGACGTAGTGGGGTTGGGCCGTACAGGCAGTCCAGCAACTGGCCGATGAGGCTTTCAGGTTTAACTTTAAGTATCGGGATGTGCTCACTTCCAGAGGAGTGCGTTGTGGAGGTTTTTGAGAAGCTGCATTTCTGTCAGGTGATCGTTCACCCAAGCGTAACGCAAAAGAGCTACGGTGATGTAGCTTGTTAGGAGCAGTGTAACAAACTGCATGGCGTCGATCTGTTTTTCATTCATAGGCTTGTACTGCCAAAGGGCGCGGCTCCGAAGAACCGCGCCCGATTGTGGCGAGGGTTTAGGCTGCGTCCTTCTGGTCCTCTTCGTTGGCGGCGAGGAACTCACGAATCTTGGCCTCCATCTGGCGGAGCATGGCGGGGTCCGTCATCTCACGGGTCATCTTGGGGAAACCGAGAGTGTTGTTGCGGAACTCAACAAGTTTGTCGGAGTAAACAGTCTTCATCAGCGGTCGCATAAGAGCGACCAGTTCAGGGCCGGTCAGATACAGCTCCTCTTCCTGGACCACTTCAGGCTCGACGACTGGCGTCGGTTCTGGAGCAGGTTCCGCAGCTTTCGCCTTGGGTCCGCGCTTCTTGGGTTCAGCAGGTTTGTCCTCCTCTTCCTTCACGGAAGGCGGTGGAACGCCGTCGAGGTTGCTGGAGCAGGTCGAAGGAGCGCTGCCGAGCTTGGCAGTGTTGCGGTCGATGGCGTCAACGATGGGTTTGACGAGGGTTTCGTAGATGTCTTTGAGCAGGGTGTTCATTGTAGTGTTTGGTTTTGTGTCTTGGGTTTCTGTCGCCTCTTGGGAGGCTACTGGAAAGGGTTTATCAGGCCACATCTTGTCGCAGATGTCTGATACGAATTGTTTTCTGAGAATGTCAATTTCGTTCGGCTCACCGCAAAGATGAGCCAAGGAGGGCGGGCAGCGTTGGTGGTAAGCTTCAATGAACTCACCTCCGCGTTCGTTGGCTACTTTGATGAGTAGAGACACACTCTCGATGTCTCGCTCGTCGCTGCTGTTCCATCTTGCTTGGGACAGGCACTTGCGGTAAAATTCAATGGTGAAGTCGGCGGGGCTCATATCAGCAAAATTCCTCCTCATTATTTGTTTCTTTCCCTTCTGCTCTATCGCGAGCGACCTGGAAAACTTCTGCGGGCATCTTTCCGTCGAACTTGCCCTGCTTGATCCAAAGGTATCCTCTCATGCCGTCGATCATCGGGTAGCCAGGTACTTTTACAAAGTGCTCTTCCCTCAGCAGCTTGCCGACTCGTTGCGAGCTTTCGTTGATCCCTTCCATACTTAGTGCTCCCGCGAGACTTGGCTGCCAGACCATGTCTTCGGAGAGCAGTGGTGACTCAGAGTCGCGGAGCGTGCGGCGGATGGCCGATGTGACTTCATCTGCTGAGTCCTCGATCATCTCTTCGAGGTACTTGGTCTTCGGGGCGCGACCGTTGGGGTTGAAGCTTGGACTGATCTCCCAAGTCTCAAAGAAGCTGCGGAGCCCGCCCGCGAGGTTCTCGATCATGTCGAACATGCGGTCGAAATACCCTGGACCCAAGGCTGCCACCTGCTCCTCGGTCTGGAGCTTGGACTTGATGACGAAGTAGCGTCGGCTCCCAGCCATCACCGCCAGAGCGTCGTGGTGGTTCGTGAACATGATATAGTTGGTGATGTTCTTGTGCTTCCGAGTGTCTGCGTGCTTCTTGTTCACCGAGACGAAGTCATCTGTGACCAGCTCCTTGAGCTTATTCATAATGTCGTGACGGTTGTGACCGGCGACACGCACTTCTCCGATGACGATGAGTTGTGCTCCGACTGCCCATTCGTTCCAGTTTCCCCGGATGGCTTCGTTGTTCACATACATCACGTTCTCTTCTCCAAGGATCTTCCCCAGCAGGATCGCCCACAACGTCTTGCCGATGCCTTCTCCACCCTGCATCAGCGGAGCCCACCGGCACTTCTTCCCTGGGTTCTGAACGTGGAAAGCGATGTAGTCCAGAATCACTCGTTGATACTCTGTCTCGGCGATCAGGTTGCGCAGATGCTCCTGGAGGACGCTCCCGGCCTTCTCGGCATCGGTAGGCTTGGCTTTCGGGTAGCAGGCTCGATAGGTGTTCACAAGTTTGAGTCCATTCTCATCTTCGCTGTAAATCTCTTTCGGGGAGGTGGGGTCATAGGTCGTGTCATCGACGACGGGGCATTCGATCTTGTTGAGGAGGTAATTGTGGGGGAGAATCGGCGGGACATAGAGAGCACTGTCAGTGAGGTCTTTGCCTTGGGCTTCGAGTTGCTCGGGATCGGTGAGGAGGAACCGGGAATACTCAGCGTTGAAGGCTTCTTTGGAGCGCCACTGGTGGGTGGAAGGACGGAAGAACTTTTCGTAACAGGCGACGTAGAACCACCCTTTCGTCCAGGCTGGGTCTTTCTTGACTGCCTCTTCAGGTGCTTTGGACTTGCGTAGCTGGTCCTTCTTCAGTTTCTCCAGATCCTTCTTCAGATCGCCTAGGCGACCCTTTTCCCCGAGCTTGGTGAGGGCTCGCAAGATGGAGTTGAGCAAAGTTCCCTCCTCGACATGCGTCAGGATGGGGAGCTGTGCGATTCTTTCCAAGGCGATGTGGGTCATCTCATGGAGAGTTTTCGCGTCGTCGTTGATCCAATCATTGACGACTTTGAAACAGTCCTCTTTGACCTTCCCTGCGTTCCAGCCTGCGTCAGCGGCGCGTTTGATGAGTGTTCGGATCGTCACCGGCACTCTGCCCCGTGGCGTGGTGTAAACCGCGTCCCACTTGGCGCGAGCGCCGTCTGGACCTGGGTAGGTGTCCCCGTGGGAGGACCACTCATCGAAGAGACTGAAGGCTTCTTCCTCCTGTTCTGTATCGGAGAACTGGTGACGGAGTGCGCAGCAGACTTCAAACCATTCCTGATAGCCGCAGTTCGGTGACAACGTCTCAAGGGCCGAGGCGATGTCTTTGAACTCTACTCCCATCAGAGGAGCGCGGAGGTACTCCAATCCGTCGTCCTCTGCGTAGCTGCGTTTTGCCTTCTCGGGGTTGATGCTGGTGTCCTGAACGTCGGAGAGGGTGAAGGCATCTCCTTTGAGGAAGGACACCACCATCGGATGTTCACTGTCGGGGTCTTGGTCGGCGAACAGACTCGGACAGATCATCGGCTGATTCGGCGTCAGCGACTCTTTCGTGATGTTCCCCAGACCAATCCGCTCGGCGATGGTCTTCACCGCTGCGGGGTAGGCGTCGAGCGTGATGTTGTCCGCGTCCACCACGATACGCATCCGGGGCTTCTCTGGCGTGGAGGATGCTGTGAGGTACGCGGCGAAGTTGAAGGGGCGCAGAGCCTTCAGCAGGATGTCGGGATTCTCGATGTAGGGGGCCGCTGGGGAGCGACCGTCCTTCTCAGTGTCCAGGTCGAGGAACAGAAGGTTACAGACGTTCGTCTTCTCGGCGAACTTGCGCTCGCGGCTCGTCTCCTCATCATCGAAGACGCAGGCTACAAGGTAGGTCGTGTCCTTGGCATTCAGTCTCTCCGCCTTCCCTTCCGAGGTGTCGGAGGGAATGGCGTTGTATTCCTTGCGTGTGAGGCGAAGCGGGACCGCAGCGTCGAGATGCTTTTTGACAAGCTCTCCGAACGATCTGGCAGCAGATGCGCGCACACGGTTGGATTTTACTGATCCACCGTAAAAGTATTTGGCCATGAGGGATTATGCTCCCGTGAGTGTCTTGAGCGAAACTCCGAGTGCTCTTGCGAGCTTCAGGAGCGTGGTAGTGTTTGGCTGTCTAATACCAGACTCGACGTCTGAAATCGTTCCGATTCCCACTTCTGCCTTGTTGTGCAGTTCCATGAGGGTCATGTTTCGCCACTGGCGAATACTTCGGAGTCGAGTGCCGAGGGGGGTAGAAGAGTCGAAAACTGGTTTAGCCATAGGTTCGATTTACCGAAACCCAGAATGAGAAGAAGGTCAAGGCAATTCTGTCTTGCCCAAAAAGACCTCGATCTCTTCCGCCATAAGGACAGGCTCGGCTCCGTCCGAGATGCGGGTGAGGAGGGCGCGGGCTTCGTTGAGTTGGAGTTCGAGAGTGCGGGCGAATTGATAATCGACGGTGCCTCCGAGATACCGGTCTGCCCGCCCTTCGTGAGCTGCCTCGGTTCGAGGTGTATCAGTCATACGGTTTACTGAAGTTGAGCTTTCAGTTCTGAGGCGAGCAGGTCGCGGGCTTCGACGCTCTCACAGTCGAGCACCACAGAGTTTCCGTGATCCCCGACGACAAAGTCCACGATTACACGCGGCTTCAGTTCGGATCGGTACGAGACCTCATTTAATTGTTGTGGGTCGCCGAGACGGATTGCTCGAATGGATTCTGAGTGAAGGGAGTCTCCGTTCGGGAGGTCGATGAATTTGGGTTTTTGGTTCATAAGGTGTAGTAACTCTCTTTCGGTTTGTCGAAATGTTCAAGCAAAATCGCCTTCGATTTCAATTTTCTTCGTTGCGGGGATTTTAGCGATAAGGATCGTCTTCCATCCGCCGTGTTGTCCGAGGGACACACGGTCGAGGAGGGCGACACTGAGGCCTTGAGCGGTCCTTTCGGCGATGTGTTTATTCACCCCCTCCAGAGGTATTGTCAGGGCTTCGTTGACGTTTCGGTAGGCCGTATATCCGCAAGATTCAGGGAACAGCCAAACGTCGCAGTCTGGGGCGGCTCGTCGCATCTCAGCGACTTTGTTTTTAAGGAATTGGTCGAGCTGGTTCATTTGAGGAAGGGTTGTAGCTTGCTGATCGAATTTTTGACTGCTTTGACGGTGTCCCAAGAGGAGACCCCGTCTCTGACCACTTTGATAAGTGCATCATACGCTTCTTGAATTAAGTCTCTGGCTGCACTCAATTCCACTGCCTGCTGCTGTATTGTCTGCACGTCTCTGGCGGAGGCGCGGAGGTGGGACTGCGTGCGCTCTTCGAGGCGTTCAAGAAGCTCGGCGTTGTCGGCTAGAGTCTTGTCCAATTCCGACTTGGGAACGAGGTCGATGAGTTCGCCGTTGAGTAGGTAGGGGATGGTGCTCATTTCGTTTCCTTCTTCGTGGCTGGAGTGAGGCAGGCGACTTGGAAATGACCTGCGTCGTATTCCTCGGCTGAGTTAAACCACTCGCACAACACGCCATCAACGCCATCGGATGGGCGAACAACAGTCATCACCGGCCCGCCCGACTTGAGCCGGACGAGTTCGCCCACGGCTGGCTGCCAAGCTGGCTTGATCGCTTTGATTCCGTCAGGTGTAATGTGGCATTCGAGCCCACTGTAAACGTCGATCAACGGAAGCGTGGCAGGCGTTGGCTCGTCGGCGTAGCGCCAGCCGATGATTTCGTCCCATGTTAGGTCTTTTGCATCCAAGATCATTCCAATGCCATTGAACTCGTATGACTCGTCGGTTCGATAAATGACGCAGATTTTAGCCTCTCCATCACACGGCATCGGATCGCCCGGCGTGTGGCGAGTCCACGTCTTGCCGTGGGCGGTGAAGGTGGCGGGCTCGGGTTTGGCCTTCCCGCGGAGGACGCGGTAGGCGATGATGTCGCCATCTTCTCTAGTGTGCTTCCATCTGTATTCAGACGGTGGGGCTGTTCGCGCGCCCATCTCTCTACCACCAATGCGAGCTTTCCACTCCCACTCATCCACCTCATCATCCCTCAGCGGACAAGGTCCGCCGTGCCACTCGGTCCACGGAATCTCCGCCTCGGCGATGGGGCGGAGTTGGGGGAGTGACGGGCGCTCAAGTTCTTCGATTCGTGAGTCGTAGATGTGGCGAACACGGGCAAGCTCGGCCTCGGCCTTCTCGGCTCTGGCCTTGAGACCTGCCATCTGATCAAGCACGGCTTTGGCGTCATACTGATGGACAATACGACGTGAGTTCGGAAGGCTGTCTGCTGTCTCTTGGATCGAGCACTCGTAAAGACCTTCTTCCGCCTCACGCAGGCGCTTTTCAGCCGCCTCATACTTCGCCTTCCAGTCCACGGCCTCGCCTTGGCCGTCTCTGGCGGCGGCGATGAGGCGGGCGCGTACTCGGTCAAAAACGGTGCCCGGTCCGCTGAAATACAACTCTCGCAATTCTTCGTCCGGCACCGCCTCCATCCTAGAAATGGCTGCCTCCATCCCTCCCTGCCCAAACGCGGCGAGGACGGCGGAGGCTGTCTTCTCCCAAGCTGCTCTAGTTTGAGGAGACGATTGAAGCCATGTGAAGACTTCGTAAAAAGACTCGAAAGCCACCTGCCCCGGCGTCTTGCCGTCCGCCGAGACTGGCGGCGTGGGCTCTGGCAGGCGGGCGAGCAGGCCTCGGGCCAGGGCTAGGCGGGCAGGGGCTTCGTTATTCCACGCGATTGCAAGGCGCGCATTGTCTATCGCCAAAGCCTCGCCTGAAGGTCTGTGCATCTTGTTTACTTCCAAGCAAGCCGCGTCAATGACGGACTGAATTTGTTCGTCGGTGTGATGTGTTTTCATAGTTTCGTTGTGTTTGTTGTTTACCAAAGATTGAGTGTTTTGCCGAAGGCGTCGAAACGCTGTGCGGCGGTGGCGTGAATCTTGGTCCATTCGTGATTGTTGCCTCCGTTTCGTCCAAGATTGAGATAGTAAGCGTAAGCGTACCACAGTCGTTGCTCGTCAATAACCTTCTCCGCCCCGTGCATCGCGTTGAGGTCGTTCTGGGGATCAAAATCTGAGTCACCCGGAACTTGGCGCTTTATCAGTTCGCAGCCGACGCCTTGCCGCTGATAGTTTGCACATTTCTGTGCGGTATATTCGGGAGAATTACCCCAGCTCTCCAGTCCATCTTTGTACCGGATTCCTAGCTCCTCTATGAGAGGGATACCACAAGCCTCCGCCACTTTGATTCGTTTTTCTTGGTCTGTCAGGTTCATGCGAAGTCCTCCTCTTTGGTTTTGTTTTTGTGAAGTTGGGCGATGTAGCTTGGCGTGCATCCTACTCGGCGTGCGTTCTCGGCGTAGCTGAGGCTCCAGTCGATCAGACTCAGGTCATAGCGAGGTGGGCGACCCGAGCCGGGGCTGCGCGGGCCTTTGGGCTTGCAGTGAGTGCGGCGGAAGTGATGGACGTTGGACAAGTTCGTTCCGGCGAGTCTGGCGATCTCAGCGGCGGTGAGCTTGCGCCACTGCGTGTCAGTGATGGCGTGGAGGGGGGAGATCATGGGTTTAGCCTGCATTGAAGGATGACACCACTACACCAACGGGAATCGAGTCGTCGGCTTCTCCGAGGTAGGTCACTTTGACTTGCTCAGGGCTTGAGCACCAGTCACTCCATCGTCTTTTCCAGCGTTCCTCCGTCATGGGTTTTCCGTCGCTTGGGTTCATGCGCTGTGCGATCTCAGCGGACTGGCAGCAAACGACGGCACTGTCGAAGGTGTCCCAGTTGCCGTTTTCGTCCTGTTCGATTTTGAATAGTTTCATAGGTGTCTCTTATTTTAGTCTTTCTGTTTCTCGAAATCAAGTTTCACGTTGTTTTTATTTTTCTTCAAGCATTTCCTCGAAGACTTTGATTGCGAAGGCGGCACGTTTGGTGGTGGGAAGCTTTTCCATTTGAATCAGTGTTGACTTAATGTAATACATAAAGTAGGTTTGATCAAGATTTATTGTATTACATTATGTCGAAATTAGGCCGCCCCAAAATCAAGGATGACATCCGAAAAGCTTCTGTTCTAACCCTGCGATTATCTCAGGATGAACGGGCCGCTATAGATCGGGCAGCCGACGGCAAACCCGCCTCAAAATGGGCGCGTCAGATTCTGCTTGAAGCCACTCGCAAAAAGATTTAATGTAATACTGAAATGGAGCTAGAGGGGATCGAACCCTCGGCGTCGTGAATGACAAGTCCCGTGCCGCTTCCAAGCTAGCCCCGTTTTGATACCTTCCCCGTGCAGCCTGCCCCTTCCAAAGTTAGGGCTGCACGGGGTTTTGTTTTCTTGGCGACGTATTGCGGTGTCATGCGCCCCCTTGTGCTATGCTCATGCAAAATCGTGGGGTAAGTCCCAAAGCCCATCAGGCGTCCTCACCAACCAACCCTTTTTTGCGCCTCGATTGAGGACAACAGAAAGCTGGTTGGCATCGGGCGGCGCTTTGCCTTCCTCTTGAAGGCGGGCGAAAATTTGCAGGCGAGTTTGTGGCCCTGCCGATTGCAGGAAGTTCGTGATGCACGTACGCTGCGTTTTGGTCGGCTCGCCATCTGGGGGTGCGATCTTCTGCACTGTCTGCGGCTTGGCGACCGTCAAGGGCGCAGGGCTTGCCACAAGTCGGCCCTGGCTGGTGGCAGTGCCCAAGGCGTTAGCCACCGCATCCGCGAGCTTATCAAGCTCGTCCGCCTGTTGGCGGAGAGTGGCTGCTTTATTTCTGAGGGCGTGAATATCGCTCATGCCGCCCATGCTAGGCTAGGCGGCTTGGCTTGCAAGCCCGAATTTAGGCTTTCTTTGGATCAGCCTTGCCTAGCACCTTGGCAAACACGCTTTGGGTTCGTTTGCGGGACTCCATTGTTGCGAACAGACGGTCGAGTTTGAGTTGCAGAATGTCGGGAGGCGTGGTCATGGCAGAGTGAGGAGTTCGAGGGGCCAAGCGGCGAGGAGGTGAGGTACAAGAGATCCCCCTATCGTTTCTAAAGTTTCTGTGACCAAGCCTCCTTTAATGTTACGCTTTTCAGCGTGGTCTATAGCCCCTTGCATAATCACGATGGCTGCAATCGCAGCCTTGGTGGTCCGCCAGCCAGCCTCGGCCCGGCCTGCGCAGGCGGCTATGAAGGCGGCGTTTTGAGGATCTTGGTCCATGCTGGTTTTGGGACCGTCGCAAGTTGCCATGTAGTAACCCTCTGTCGCATCGGCAAAGACTACGTTGTCGGAGGCTTCCCATCTGCCCGGCGTTCGCTTGGCAGCTAGGGCTAGCAGGGCGTCGAGGTGCG